AAAAGGCACGAACATTTATTGCAGCATCTCAAGACTCGCAAATGTTTGACAAAATACGAGCCGAAACAGATAAAAAATTGCAAGCCCAAGATGTTGAAATGGCTGAACTCCGTGCGATGATTGCAGAGTTGACGGCTAAAAAATCCGGTCGTCCTAAAAAAGAATTGGTGGAGTAAATGGCCTACACATTACTGCAATTGGTAGATCAAGTTTCAGGCGAGTTAGGCTTGACTCAGCCAGCTTCAGTAATTGGTTCAACCAACAATCAAACCATGCAATTTTTGGCTTTGGCGCAACGTCTAGGCAAGGATTTGGTGCGGGATTATGAGTGGCAAAAGCTAGTCCAAGCCTATATTTGGCAAACTGAAACGGCAGTAAGCACCACCGGCACAATAACAGCGGGTTCTCGGGTTATTACGGCTATTCCAAGCACGGCAGCGTTGGCGGTAGGCAACGTCATTACTGGCACGGGGCAAGCGCCCTATGCTGAAATTTTGTCGATTGACAGCTCCACGCAAGTTACGCTAAATACGCCAGTGACTACTTCAACTGCTGCGGTTTCTATGACGTTTGCTAAGCAAGACTATCCATTGCCTGATGGCTACGACAGAATGATTTCCGACACCAATTGGGACAGGACTGACCACTGGCGCAACCTTGGCACAAAGTCATCTCAGGATTGGCAATTCTTGCAGGGCGGCATTATCTCAATTGGCCCAAGGGAACGCTACCGCATATACAACGGCAAGTTTAGGATTTTCCAAGCGCTGACTACTGTTTACAACTTTTCGTTTGAATACGTTTCAAATTATTGGGTGTGTGCAACCGGCTCAAGCGTTGGCACAAAATCAGCGTATACAGCAGACACAGACACATCGGTTTTTCCTGATGATCTGATGTTGGCTGGCTTGCGGTTTTATTTCCTTAAAGCCAAAAAACTGGATTACGGCGCAGAATTAGCAGAATTCAATCGCACATTGAGTTATTGCAAAGCTGGTGACGTACCTGTGTCGGCTATGAGCTTAGCGCCTGTGGGCATGAATCAGTTGGTTGGCCCGTGGAGTGTGCAAGACGGCAATTGGCCTAGTGTTTAAGGAGATGATATGAAACTAGATGGACTTTATGCCAACATTCAGGCAAAAAGGGAAAGAATAGCCGCGGGGTCGGGCGAGAAGATGCGTAAGCCTGGCACTGAGGGCGCACCTACAGCTAAAGACTTTAAACAAGCTGCTAAGACCGCCAAGCCTGAGAAGAAAAAATGACGGCGGCATGGACTCGCAAAGAGGGCAAGAATCCCGAGGGCGGTTTAAACGCTAAGGGCAGAGCCTCGGCAAAGGCAGAGGGCATGGATTTAAAGCCGCCTGTCAAGTCAGGGGACAACCCTCGCAGGGCATCATTTCTTGCTCGGATGGGTAATATGCCTGGCCCTATGGAAAAGAACGGCGAGCCAACTAGACTTGCTTTGTCGTTAAAGGCATGGGGGGCTAATTCCAAAGAAGATGCCCAAGCCAAGGCAAAAGCCATATCGCGCCGGAATAAAGACTAATGTTAAATTCAATTGCCCGAGCATCCGGTTTAAGAACTCAAAGCTCTACAACCATCACAATCCCTGCTCCTATTGGCGGGTGGAATGCAAGGGATTCGTTGGGAGCAATGCCTATTGGGGATGCGGTAACACTGACAAATTGGTGGCCTGGCACTAACTCTGTGGTGTTGAGATATGGTTACACCAAATTTGCAACGGGCATCACGGGTCAAGTTGAAACAATATTGGCCTATTCCAGTGGAACATCAAACAAATTGTTTGCCGCTGCGGGAACAAATATTTACGACATCACGGCTGGCGGCGCAGTAGGCTCTGCTGCTGTGTCTAGCTTAACAAATGCTCGTTGGCAATATGTCAACATGACAACTACGGCTGGCTCTTATTTGATGTTGGTCAATGGCGCAGACAAATTGCGTTTTTATACTGGTTCGGCGTGGGCAAAAGATGGTGACGGTGGCGGCTATGACATTACAAACGTAGATACTGCAACTTGTTCAAACATTACTTTGTTTAAAAACAGAGTTTGGTTAATTCAGGATGGCACATTAAAGTGTTGGTATTTGCCCATTAATAGTATTGGTGGCGCAGCGGTGGCGTTGGATATGTCTAGCTTAGTTCAGATGGGCGGTTACCTTGTAGCTGCAATGACATGGACGCTAGACGCTGGCTATGGCATGGATGACTACCTAGTGTTTATTACCTCAAATGGGGAAACATTAGTTTGGCGGTTGACTGATCCAACAACGCCATCAGGCATTTCATTGATTGGGGTTTATCAATTAGGCGCACCTATTGGGAAACGGTGCTGGGTTAAGTACGGTGGAGATTTACTTATTATTACGCAAGACGGCGTAGTGCCTATGAGTGGTGCGTTGCAAAGCTCGCGCCTTGACCCAAGAGTGTCAATTACTGACAAGATTCAGTATGCAATGAGTCAGGCAATTTCTAGCTATTCAACAAATTTTGGTTGGGATATGCTGTATTTTCCAAAAGAAAACCAGCTTATTTTAAATGTTCCAATTAGTGAGGGAAGCCAACAACAGCAGTATGTAATGAACAACATCACAAAATCGTGGTGTAACTTTACAGGATGGAATGCTAATTGCTGGACACTTTATAGGGACAACCCTTATTTTGGTGGTAATGGCTATGTGGGTTTGGCGTGGAATGGCTATGTTGATGACACATCAGACATAACCAGCTTTGGTTTGCAATCCTTTCAAACGTATGGGCAGGCTAATCAAAAGCAGTGTCAAATGATTCGTTACCATTTATTTACAAACGGTTTTCCAGCTGTCTATGGCAATGTAAACGTAGACTACGACTTAGCTGATAGCAGTGCAAGTTTAAATTTTACGCCGATTAACGCTGCTCTTTGGGATTCTGCTCTTTGGGATGCGTCTTATTGGGGCGACAATTTAGTGCCTAGCGCAGATTGGCAAGGGGTTACCGAGATTGGCTATTCGTTTGCGCCAATCCTTAAAACGGCTAGTCAAGGCATACAGATTCAATGGGTGGCGGCTGATTTGGTGTTTACTGATGGCGGGACTTTGTGATCGTATTGGGGCATGAGGTTGGACGGTGGGTAGCGGCTAAAAACAATCAAATGTATTTTGAAGCTAACAGTCAAGCAGTTGGCTGGGAAAAAGATGGTGAAATTGTTGCTGGTGTAATTTACGATGGTTGGAATAGGCGATCAATCGTTTGCCACATAGCAGCAACAGAAAGCTTAACAGCAACATTTTTAGCCAAAGTTTTTGATTACCCATTTAGGCAACTTCAAGTTAACAAAATGATTGCAACGGTGGCAAGCAAAAATTTTAAAAGTATTCGACTTGTGACTCACATGGGCTTCAAAGAAGAAGCTAAAATCAAGGACGCACATCCATCAGGTGACATTGTTATTTTTACAATGACCAAAGAAGATTGTAAATTTTTAGGGGAAAAGTATGTCAAAAGACTCACCATCCGCACCAGCAGCGCCTGATCCTGTAGCAACGGCAGCGGCACAAGCGGCAGCTAATAAAGAGGCGGCTTTTACTACGGCTCGACTTAATAACCCCAACATTAAAAATCCCTATGGAACTCAAACGACTAGGTATGGCGCAGAAGCGTTTTATGCAAATAATCCAGCCGCTGCTGAGCAATATAAGACAGAAAATTATGGGTTATCGCCTGAAGAGTTTGCCAAAATGTATTCCAAAGACCGCATTGGAATGGCTAATCCCTATGATGAATACACGCCATATGTAACGCAAGAGCTTAATCCCTACTCGCAAATAACTTACGATAAACAACAAGAAGTTAAAAGGCAATTAACAGATTTGTCCCAATTGGGTGCAAAAACTGCAACCGACATAATGGGTACGCCTTTTAAGTATGAGGGGCCAGCGGCAAGATTTGACATTGAGAAAGCTGGCGAAATTTCGCAAGGGCCAACTGCTGCTGACTTTCAAGCTGGAACAGGCCCTGATCCAAGTAAATTTATAGCTAAAGCAGGGCCAAGTGCGGCTAATTTTATGGCGGGTAATGCGCCTAATGCTGCTAATTTCATGGCAAACCGTGGTTTAGACACTTCCAATGTGGCAGCCATGCCAATCAATGCTGGCACAACGGCGCAACAAGCAATCATGGCTCGGTTAGAGCCACAACTTGCGCGTAATCGTACAAGCACAGAAACGCAGTTAATTAACCAAGGGTTGCGGCCTGGCACAGAGGCCTACAACAATGCAATTAACCTGTTAGGGCAACAAGAGAACGATCAGCGCACTCAAGCGGTCTTACAGGGTCTTGGCTTAGACATGAGCGCCAATGCCCAAGGCTATGGGCAAGCGTTAACAACAGGGCAATTTGGCAACCAAGCACAAGCACAAAACTTTGGGCAAGGATTAGCGGGGCAAGCCCTTACTAATCAAGCGCAAGCCCAAAACTTTGGACAAGGTAATATTCAGCAGCAACTTTACAATCAAGCACAGGCTCAAAACTTTGGGCAGGGTACTACTGCACAAAATACGGCAAACCAAGCGGCTGGTCAAAATTACACACAAAACTACAATACGATTGCCCAAAATAACGCCGCCCAACAACAGCAATTTAATCAAAACGCACAACAAGCTCAATTTTTAAATGCGGCGCGACAGCAGTCATTGGCAAATGCCATTCAAGAACGTCAAATGCCATTAAACGAAATCACGGCATTGATGTCGGGTTCACAAATAGTAAACCCACAATTTTCGCCCTATACTGGCGCAAATGTAGCGGCAGCGCCAATTGCTCAGACCATGCAAAACGCTTACGCAGGTCAAATGAATGCGTACAACCAAGGCGTATCAAGTGACAATGCAACTATGGGTGGATTGTTTGATCTTGGAAAAGCTGCGTTGCCCTACTTTTTATGATAATCAATAACGGGAGGTTAAATGCCTGATGTCAATTTAGCTCCTACCAACTTCGAGTTGGAGGCAATTCAAAAGCGGCGCAAGATGGCTGAGTTGTTAATGCAACAAGCGCAACAACCAATGGAAATGCCGCAAATGGCTGGGGTGCGTGTTAGCCCAATTTCAGGGCTTGCCAAGCTGTTGCAAACTTACACTGCAAATGAAAAGTTAAAAAAAGCAGACACAGAAGAAAAACAATACCAATCAGATTATTTATCCGACCTTGGTTTTCTTATGCGTAATGCTGGCAAAACCACGCCAGCGACTGAGGCAATTCCCGAGAAAACTGAAAACATTACAACGCCAATTGAGGCTAACCGCAATCTCCAAGAAGTGGCTTTGCGGCAAAGCACAATGCGTGACCCCAATGCAGCCATTAACCCATTTGAAAGACAGATGGGCATGGATGAACGAGCACAAATAGCAAAATTGCCTGGCGAGACTGTTGAGCAAAGAGTTACTCCCGCAGTCCCCGCTACGCAAGGTTCACCATTGCTGTCGCCTGATTTGTTAAGCGGAAACAACGCCAACAATTACATCAAGACCGGCGCAGGCAAAATGGCATTGGCGCAGCTTTTAATGCAACAACAAGCCCAACAGCAAGCAGCGGCTCAAAGACAGCAAGAGGCAGCTTTGGCGGTGCATTCGGTTGCGCCTGGCGCGGCTTTGGTGCAAGGTGGCAAGGCGGTTTATACAAACCCCAAAGAAGTACTTCCAAAATGGGAAAAAACAAGCATTTACGAAAATGGTCAAGAAGTTACAGGGTGGGTTAATACCAATGCGCCCGATATCCCTGGCTCATTTGTAAAGGGCGCAACCAAACCTGAAATGACAGAGGCGCAACGACTAGATGCTCAATTAAAACAATTTGCAACTGAAGTTGAAGCAGACAAAGCCGCCGATGTTGGTCGCCCAGTTAGAAAATTCCAACCATTGCCAAAAGGTGTACCACTTAACGCAAAATTAATTGGCAAAACACCTGATGGCAAAGACGTTTATGAGTCAAATGGTAAAAAATATGTGGGGGAATAATGGCTGAATATACTGGTGAAGTAATTTACGAAAAACCACAAGCGCGCGCTAAACCTGTGGTTAATCCCGCATTGGTTAATGCGTTAGTGCCGTCTGTTTCTAATCCTGTTGCGCCTATGGGCGTAACTCCCAATATGCCTTTATCGCCACAAGATCAAAGATCATTTGCCTTGTCACAACAAAATCGATTGGCAGCAGAAGAACTAAAAAAACAAGAAGAGCAGCGCAAAGAAGCAAATCCATTAGCATCATTGACAGAGGGAGAACGCAAGGCGGCTACATTGTTGCAAAGAATGCAATTTTCTCAGCAACAGTTAAACGATGCTTTACAAAAAAACCCCGATGCTGCAAAACCTGAATATTTACCAAGTCTTGTAAGTGGATTTAGCGAGCCTGCCGCAAATTTGCTGAGATCAACGCCTAGACAACAAATAGAAACGGCGCAATCAGATATTTTAGATGCCGCCTTAACTTTAGGAACAGGCGCTGCTTACACTAAAGAACAATTAAAAGGCTATCGAGAATCATACTTTCCTCAAATTGGCGATTCTCCACAAGTTATAAAAGATAAAGAAGCTCGATTGCAAAACGTAATTGATGCGGCAAAACTTGCTGCTGGTCGAGCCGCCAAACTTGTACCTGAAGCAAAAACGGGCAACAAACCGCCAACAGGCGCACCGCCTGATGCCAAACAAGCGCCGGATGGCAAATGGTATTCGCCTGATCCTGCTAGACCTGGCAAGTACATACAATATTAAAAGGATTGAAATGGCTGGCACACCTGTTGATTTTGACCCATTTGCATCTCAACCCAAAGCGGTTGAGTTTGATCCTTTTGCACCTAAAAAGCGGTCATGGACAGATGTGCCTGGCGAAGCGTTTTCTAACATTGTGCCAAGCGCTAAAAACATGGCATCAGGTTTATATGAAGCTGTTTCCAGCCCTGTTAAAACAGTTTCGGGTTTAATGGATGTTGCCGCAGGTAGTTTGCAAAACGCCTTACCTAAACCTGTGGTTAATTTTGTTAATAAATTTGATGCTAATCCCCAAGCGGCGCAACGTGCTGTACAAGCGGCAAATGCGGCTGGCGGGATGTTAAAAGATCGTTATGGTAGTGAAGAAGCCATAAAGAATACATTTGCAACAGACCCTGTAGGTGCGGCTGGTGACTTATCTTTATTGTTAACTGGTGGTGCGGGTGTAGCGGCTAGAACACCTTTATTGGCAAAAGCTGCTCCCGCATTGGGTAAGGCCGCAAGCATGGTTGACCCAATAAATTTAGCGGGTAAAGCGGCTGGAAAAACTTATGATTTGGCAGGAGCTTTGGTTAAATCAGGTCTTGGAATGAAGACGGGTGTTGGAACAGAGGCAATTGAGCAAGCAACGCAAGCAGGTCGCCAAGGAAACACATCATTTTTAGAAAATATGCGTGGTGATGTGCCAATGAGCAATGTGCTTGATGATGCACAAGCCAATCTTGCCCAAATGAATTTGAACAAGCAAAAAGACTATCGTTCCGGCATGGTTAACATCAAGAACGATAAATCCATACTTGACTTTAAAGGCATTGATCAATCTTTACAAAATGCAGAAAGCATGGTGTCTTTTAAAGGAAAAATAAAAGACCAAACAGCAGCATCTGTTGTTGAAAAAATGCGAGCTAAGATTAATGATTGGAAAAACTCTGATCCTGCCGAATACCATACACCCGAGGGTCTTGACAACCTAAAACAAAGCCTTTGGGAAGATTTTGGCAAGTTAGGCAGAGAAGAAAAAACTGCTTATTCTGCTGGCAAACAAATTTATGATTCTGTAAAGAACGAAATTGGCAAACAAGCGCCTACTTACGCAAAAGTAATGAAAGAATACACCGATGCAAGTGAGCTGACCAAAGAAATTGAACGAGCTTTATCGCTTGGACAAACCGCATCGGCTGATACGGCAATGCGTAAACTTCAATCTTTGATGCGTAACAACGTAAACACAAACTACGGTCAAAGGCTTGAGCTAGCTCAACAATTACAACAAGCTGGTGGCAAGGATTTGATGCCTGCATTGGCTGGTCAAGCGTTAGGCAGTAAATTGCCAAGAGGTTTGCAAAGCGCCGCTAATATTCCATCTGCTTACATGGCGTATGGGGTTGGTGGGCCAGCATTGGCAACACTTGATCTTATGGCTTCATCGCCAAGATTGGCAGGCGAGGCATCATATAAATATGGTCAACTTGCAAATGCCTTAACGCAAGGTCAACAAGCGGCTTCTAAAGCCATACCTATGACAGCAAAACAAGCTAGATTAGCGGCGCTTTTAGGGTCACAATCTAATCCATACGCAATTGGAGAACAGCAATGAGTTACAACGGTTCAGGTTTATTTCAAATTAACTCCACTGGTCAGCCTGTTGTTGCTGGCACTACCATTAGTTCGGCTACCTTTAACGCACTAACGGCAGACTTGGCTACAGGTTTAACCACAGCCATAACAAAGGACGGTCAAACCACCGCAACGGCGCGAATACCATTTGCACAAGGAATTAACTCAACGCTAGTGACAGATTCCTCTAGTACATCTACAGGCTCAATTCTTACGGCTGGTGGTGTAGGCATTGCCAAAAAACTTTATGTTGGCACAGACGCAAACATAGCAGGCACTTTGTCGGTTACTGGTGTGGCAACATTTGTTGCCCCGCCATCTGCAACATTGAGTAGTTGCACTGTGGATGGAACTGATGCAGTTGGTTTTAGAAATATTCCAATTAGCAGCAAAAGCGCAGCATACACAACGGTATTGGCAGATTCAGGAAAAGTTATTTTCCATCCCTCAACTGATGCCAACGCAAGAACATTTACCATTGATTCAAATGCAAACGTGGCTTATCCATTAGGTACGGCAATCACATTTATCAACATGACTTCTCAAGCTGTAACAATTGCAATCACCTCAGACACAATGTATTTGAGTTCTGCTGGTACAACTGGTTCACGCACTTTGGCGCAATATGGGTCAGCAACGGCTATCAAAATGACTTCAACAACTTGGTTAATTTCAGGGAGTGGATTGACATGAGTGGTGCTTTACAAGCGGTATATCAAAACTTAAGAGGCTTTGGTTTAAAAATTGGCGACCCTTATGGCGGTGGGTTCTTTGCTGGTCAAATATCTACTGCTGGTAATGGTATTGCTGATTACAACCTTGTAATTTCGCCATTTTCAACTGGTCAATCTGTGCAGCAATATAAAAATGCAAATACAGCCACCACTGGCGCTGATAGTGATGTTGACGGCACTCAAAACACTGCTGATATGGTAGCTGGTGGTAGCTCAACTGTTTATCCAGCCGCGCATTTTTGCAATGATTTGGTAATTGGTGGATTTAGCGATTGGTATATGCCAGCTAAAAATGAATTTGAAATTTTATATTACAACCTTAAACCAACGACAACAAGCAATGACACAGGTTCAGGAATAAATGCAAATGCTGTACCTGCAAGGGCTAGTAATTACACTGCGGGAACACCTGCACAAACCTCTTCCCTAGTTTTTCAAACTGGAGGCGCAGAAGCAATGGAAGTTGACCCTTACATATCTAGCACAGAAGAATCTGCTACCAATGTAAAGAGACAAAATACTGGTAGTGGAGCTCAATCAAGCCAAGCTAAAGCAAGTCTAGCCCAATGTAGAGCTATTCGCCGTGTCGCAGTATAGGAAATAATAATATGAAATATATTTGCATCACCGAAGTAGACGCAATAACAAAAATACCTTGCACAGTTGAGCCGCAACGCACAGGGCCATCTATGCCTGCCGTTAAAGGGTGGCAATTTAAGTGGGCAGATAAATCAACATGGCCTATTAGTACAGACTCGACAGGCACATATTTAAGAGCGCCAAAATACTACGGTACTTGTGATGACGATGCAGACACTACGATTGCGGGTGTATTACAGGTATTGACTGAAACAGAGTACACAGCCGCAAGAACCGCAGAGCATGAAGCTCGTAGACCTTATCCATCATGGATTGGCTACTTAGACACAATGACATGGAGTGCGCCAATTCCATACCCTGATGACAATGAAGTTTATCAGTGGAACGAAACAACAGTATCGTGGGATAAAGAAGAATAAGCAATGTTAGGGACTAACGCATTATGACCAACGACACCGACACTAAGATAGACGTTCACGTTGCCGTTTGTAGTGAACGGTATGCGGCTATTGAAAGGTCTTTTACCGATGGCGACAAACGCATGACGCGGATTGAATATTTGTTGTATGCGGTGATTGTGTGCGTTTTGTTTGGGCCTGGCGTGGCTGGCGAATTTGTCAAAAAAATCTTGGGGCTGTAAATTGATCCGTTCACAGCCGCCCTTGCCGCTATCGCTGCCATCAAGCAGGGCGTTGCGTTATACAAGGATGCAAAAGCTGTTGCCAAAGATGTCTCTGCCATCACAATGGAGATTTCTAGTTACATCGGTAAATTTTTTGATGCCCATGAACAAGTCAAAACCGCAGCCGCAGAACAAAAGAAAAACCCGCCAAAGGGTAAATCATTAAAGGCGCAAGCACTAGACAACATTTTTCAAGAGATGGAGTTAGAGCGCCAAGCTGTTGAACTTAGGGAATTGTTAATCTACGGCGTTGACCCTGCTTTGGGTGCAGTGTGGTCAAGGTTTCAGGATGAGTTTGAAAGGTTGCAAGCTGAACAGGAAAAAGAAAGGCTAGAGCAGGAAGCAAAAGACAGGGTCGCACAATGGCAACGGCGAAAAATGCTAAACCAGCTTCAAGACAGAGCGCTAATAATAGGGGCAGTAGTGATAGTTATTACATACCTCCACCTGTTGTTCCTAGCAATCCGCCAACTAAGGATAGTGAAGTGGGGTTCATAATTGCATTCATAAGCATGGTTGTTGTTTTTGGCATTATTTTGCCAATCATAGGAATGATGTATTTGGACATTTTGGAAGCCAAACAAGAGACAAAACGCCAGCAAGCGGTGGTGCAAAAATTAATCAATAAAGCAGAGGAAAACAAATGATTCCCATAGTTGCATCTCTTCTTGGTAGCCTAGCCCAAAACGGCCTTACTTTGCTTTCTAGCGCTATCCAAGCCAAGGGCAAGGAAGTGGTTGAAAACACTTTGGGCGTGAAAATCCCTGACAATCCAACCCCTGAAGAAGTCAGCAAACTACGCCAGCTTCAATTTGAACACGAAGAGCGCCTACTTGAGCTTGGCATTGAAAAAGCAAAGATGGAATTGGCTGAGTTGGAATTGTTTGCCAAAGCCGCGCAAAACGATGCCGATAACATTACAGACCGCTGGGAAGCGGACATGAATAGCGACTCTTGGTTATCCAAAAACATACGCCCCATGAGCCTTATAGCTATCTTTTTGGGCTATTTCTTGTTTGCCATGATGTCTGCTTTTGGGTACAACGCAAACGAGTCCTACGTTACTTTGTTGGGTAACTGGGGGATGCTGATAATGGGCGCTTACTTTGGCGGCAGGACTGTTGAAAAACTTGCAGAAATGAGGAAGAAATGAGCTTAAGCACTGAACAAGCTGCATTCCTGTTGGATGCTTGCAAACTGATCCAATACGCCACCGACCAAGGCTTTGTGGTGACTGGCGGCGAGCTTGCCCGTACACCTGAACAACAGGCCATTTACTTTAAAACTGGTCGATCCAAGACCATGAACTCTATCCACCTCAAGCGCTGCGCTATTGATCTCAACTTCTTTAAGGATGGCAAGATCATTTGGGATAAGGCAATTCTTGCGCCCCTTGGGGCTTATTGGGAAGCTCTTCACCCAAAGAATCGTTGGGGGGGGAATTTCTCCAACTTGGTGGATTGTCCTCATTTTGAACGTATGCCAGCGCCATAGCAAAAATTACCATTGTCCCAATACCAATAAATGCGCCAATGGCTAAAGCAAAGACTGTGGCAATCATAAAAACTCCTATGTATCTTCTTTCTTATGCTCAAACAAACGGCGTTCTAACCGTTCAATTCGCCTGTCGTTGTATTTGATGGCAGCGTCCGAATACTCGGCGGCAGTTTCTGCTTCCAACTTTCTTAAATGCGCTTCTTGCAATTCGGCGTAAATCACCTCAGAAATGGTTTTGGCTCTAAGAATGTCTTTTATGTATTGAATTGTTGTTTGTCTAAAGCTCATTGCACCCCCCTTAATTGCCAGCCCATTAAGAAATAAATCCATCGGGTTTGAATGCTAGTGCTAATGTATCGATCATTAATTTTATCAAAATCTGTATAGCCTTTGGCAATCATCATTGCCTCAAATACTTCTTGTGCTTTAGTCATGTTTTTCCTCTATTGTGTAAAACCAATCGTCACCAGCGCTCCACTTGCGTGTGCCATCCACTGACCATAGATGTTGCGCGGCTTGGAAATCAGGAAACTTGGTTTGTGATGGCACAAGGCTTTGGTCATACCACAGGCATCGGTTGTTTGGCTGGCAAGCAAACTGACCCGATTCAAGTTTAATAAAGTTAAAGCTCTTATGCTCCTCGGCGGTTTCTGTAAAGCCAATGTCTAAATCCATGCCATCGGCACAAAAGTCAACGGTAAACAGGTATGTGCCAAAGTGCCATTGTTTATCTTTGCCAAGAAACTTAACACCCAAGTTACGCAAGCTGATCTTTTCAACAATGGTAAACCGATAGCCCATGCAGTCCCACAATTGCAAAATGTCCACAGGCAGGTCACTAGCGCCCTCTTTCCACACATAAGCATGGATGGGTAGTTTGTCGTACAAAGCGCCGTAATCGGTTAATAGCGACTCAATCCGAAAAACTTGGCCTCTAAGGGCTTTTAAGCTGACCCACACGCAAGGCACAAGCTCGCCATGCCCCTTTGTGTGGTTGTACAAAAATTCAGCCTTTACAAAGCATTTGATGGGCGGCAAAGAAGAAACTAAATAGCTCAAATTAACTCCCGCTGTATAGGCACAAACTTCCATTCACGCTCGGCTCGGCCTGAATTGGACTTAGTGGTGCGCCCTGTAAGCTCCACACGCCCATCTTTTTCAAGTTCTTTCATGCGCCTAGCCACCTGATTGCCATCAAGCCCCACAAGCTCGGCTATGCCATCCTTGCCCATTGGCCCAAACCGGCGCAAGCACTCCACAATCTTTTCAAAATGCTGCTTGGCAAAATCAATGGATTGATCCGCTGCGGCGTGGCTGGTAGAGGGGTCTAGCCCCCTTGCTCTAAAAAGGGATGTCATCTCTAGCCCCTGTATTTGTCTTTTCCTCCAAGTCATAGCAATTAGCCCATCCATTCCAACCGCCATCCATTATTGGCGTGGAATCCATCTTAATCTTTAGGTTGTCGTTATCGTCCACAAACACCGAGCCAATATTTTGATAGCGCTTTTTTTCTTGGCCCTCTTTGTTTTTGTAAGTACCAGTAATTACTGAGATATTTTTTATTTTCTTCATGGCAAACTTTCTAATTGTTGAATTTTTAGGTCTACATCACCCAAGAACTGGATGACTGAATTCTCAAGCATATTAACCATTTCGGGGTCATAGTTAATGCGCTTGATGAATAGCTGATGTTTTTCGGGCAACCGAGGATCAAAACTCACAAAATCGCACCAAGGGCGGTCGGCGCAGGCCATTTGCCACATCATTTGCGTTATGTATTTGGTTGGCACGGTTTTAGTTAACAGCGTTTCAATGTGCGTGGCGGTGTTTGGGCATTTAATTTCCACCATGCCCTCAGAGGCCAAACCGTCAGGGGATGCACCCGACATGGTGATCCAAGGGTGGTCAACAAAACCCACCTCAGTGACTAAAATGTCCATCCTAGCCTCATAAGCAGCTCGGGCAAATGGTTCGGTGTCTGTACCCCATTGCATAGCTGAATTGCTGTAGGACTCGGCAGGCTTGCCTGTTAAGCGTTCACAAACCAGTTGGGCAAGGTAATTCTCTCGACTAGCGCTTGCGCCTGTTTTGGTCTTAGCAATGATGTCAGCCACACGGCTTGCGGTGACCTTGCCACACCTGGCGGCAAACCATTCCTCGGTACGTTGTTCCATTATTCGCCCCTTGCTTTGAGCATTGCATCCGCAAATTGATACGCTAATTCGGCGGGACTGTTAACGTCATAATCTTCTGATAATGCACATTCACTTAATGCAAAAGGAAGAGCTTTAGCCGCAAAATAATCTCGCAAAGTCATGCCTGTTAAGTCTGTCCTATGTGGGTTAGGAAATGCATTCATTTGGCTAACTCCTTGGACAACGTGGCTTCCAATTGCGCCTTTTTACCGTCTTTTTTAGCAATAACCTTGGTCTGCCATGCTTGCTCGCCATTTGTCGCCTTGTACGCCTGTTTATAGGCTTCCTGAAGCTCTTTAATGGTGGTCACTTCATCCATTGCCGCCAATAGGTCGGCTATTTGGTTTTCGTTAACCGTAGATTTAATTTCGGTGCGGCGGCTGGCGCTGTTGCCATCATCATCTTCCGGTGCTAAACCTGTGGCTGCCAGCAGGCTGTAACGCCTGGCATAGGTCAAAGCCGAGCCGTAACCCTGTGGGTCTTGCTTGCCAGCGGGAACGTGCAACAGTCCGCATTCCATTACCTCGCCCGATTCATGCACAAACACGGTCTCCACCATTACGCCGTCTTTAGAGTCATAGGTGCGTTGCATAAGACCTATGCCATTGGCGTTTAACGCTTCTATAACGGCCTCTACGCAATTGGACAGGTCAGCATATTTGGATGTGAAATGCGGGTTTGTAGAGGTTTTTAGAGCAGGGCCAAAGGCTCGCTGTGCCTTAACAAAGGCTGCGGCAATGTGTTTTCCGATAGGTGTTTCCATGATTTTCCTTAGTGAAATTTAGGGCCACAGGTCACATCTACGATGGTCTCTGCGGTAAATCCGTTAATCTTGCGTTTGCCAAACACGGTGATGGCACGAAGCCCCGAGGTTTCGCATTGCTTAATAGCGTCAATAACCTCGCTACGACCCATTGATTGAATCTGTTTATCCATAATGAGCTGTTGTTCGGTTAGCTTGGGTTCGCTGGCGCAACCAACCAGCGCCAAGAGTAAAAGGGCGTATTTCATGGGTATCCTAAAAATGGTTGTTAAGAAGTGAGCTATAAACCCTTGCGGCACGTTTGGTGTCAGGTTCGTAATCGGTGTGCTCTTTGGTGCATTGCAACAAGTAGTTGTATTCGGCTTTTGTTAGGTCATTGGTAACCTCAATGTTGCCTTGGGTGACAACAAGGTCAAACTCTCCACTCAAATCCCAATCATCACCCTCGCACCAAAACCATTCAACATTGACCTCGCCAATGCGGTTTAAGTATTCTTCAAAAGTGCCTGTTTCTTCCATCATGCTCTCCAAACAAATATGTCAAGAGCAACCACCACAAGGGCGGTTATGGATACAACCCAAAGGGCAATTTGCGCCCAATTAATAGGTTTTTTGTAAGTTTCTATTTCAAACATGATTGCTCCTTAAAACCAGCAAGCAGTTTCGCTTGCGGTAATTTTGTCTTGGTAATAATTCCAGCCCTCAATCCAATCCTTGGATTTAGATTTGTTGCAAGACTCACACAATGCTGCCGCATCAAAACCGGTGCGAAATTCTTTGTTTGTAAAGTATTTGTTCATGTTGTTGCTTCTTTTAAGACAATTTAGTAACGGTAAAACCATCAAGTTTTTCATGCAAATTAAGCAAGCGTGAAGCACCCTGTAAATTGCCACCATAGACAATGACACGACCAATGCTGCCATCTTTGTATTCAACGTCAGCAAGAAAAATGTCGCCAATACCGTTGTTAGTTCCAATAGTTTTAGTTTCTGCAAAAGTAATCATTTTGTTTCCTTAAAGACCCTGTGCGAAATTGCTGGGGCATGGGCGCATTGTTAAGCTAACTAAACACCAAGTCAAGCATTATTTGTAGGTGTTTTCCCTAATGTCGCTTATTTGTTAATTGTGCTTTACAATCCCCTTATGACAAAACAAGAATTAGTGCATTTGGCAGGCTCACAAAGTGAGCTTGCGAGGATATTGAGGATTTCTAGGGCGGCGGTGTGTCTATGGAAAAAAGTTCCCGAGCTACGCTTGCGCCAACTAAGAGACTTGCGCCCCGAATGGTTTACATAGGAGAAAACATGAAAAAAGCACTTTTGGCAATTTGGATTGCGGCATCAACATCAATGGTTTGGGCGGCTTGCTCAACACATACCTATTACCAAGATGGTCGATATGTGACTTGCACCACTTGTTGCTATGGAAATAATTGCAACACAAATTGTTTTTGATGTAAGATTGTTTGAAACACGGCTAAAAGCGGATTGATCCCCGCTTTGAAAAGGGTACTCCCCCCCTGCCGTTTGTTTCTTTTAGGGAGTTTGCGGAGAAAAAATCATGGAAAATTTGTCTTTGTACGATGTGGATTTGTTTGGTCAATCAACAAAACCACAAGCAAGCGGCGTTGTCTCGCAACGCTTTATCATGCCCCCTTTTACAATTTTGGACGCTAGGGG